TTCAACATCAAAAAGAATAGGAAGCAAGTAAAAATTCCACTAAGAGCTTGTTCTCCTTCCATTGATTGAGCACCAGAGAAATGGGCACTCCAGGGGTTTCCCCCCCTGACAGAAAGGGTGTCAAAGATGCTCTCACCAAATTTGGCTGGCAGCAAGTTGAGGAGGAGGTTGGAGGGCACAAACTCATTGATATGGCCCTTGAGGACACACTTGAGAAGGGCGAAGCCAAAGAAGCGATTAAGGGCTTGAAGGACTGGAAGCACGATGCTTTCATCGCTCCTAGCATTGCTTCAGCAGAGAAGATGATCCAGAAATCAAACTGGATGACGGCTGTGCTTTTCTGCACAAAAGGTGGTCTAAGCAAGTTTGGAGTCGCTCCCGACATCTTCAACCAGCTTACACAAGCTCCTGATTACTCTGGTGGAGGAATCTACGCTTTCGTGTTGAAGGACCCATATCCTCTGGGGTGTATTGGTCCAGCGACGATGAGCATGGCGATTCCTGAACATCCTTGGAGAATCACAAACTGTCTGCGCCATATCGGCACCGGGTATCGAATGGGGCCTCACGTTGGAGATCCTCCCGCAGACTGGGTGATTCCTGATACCCCATTTACGGAGAATATGATGGTCAACTCTAGGATGCAGATTAGCCTCATCATGGTCGTGCAGTGCCCTGAGATTTGGTACAAAGCCCAAAGCAACATGATGAACACAACAGGGCGATTTGCTGTGTATCTGAACAAGAATTTGACTGTTGTCCACACGGAAACAACAGTGTTCAAAGGGGTCAGCGAGTCCTTCCTGGAAAAGCCCGTGGTTGTCAACACTAACACCAGGCAGTTGTTCTCTGTGTTAAGCACTCCGGATCTTAAGGGCCCTACCAAAGTGCTAACATGCACAGCGGCTCTATTCCCCCACGTCAGAAGTTTCATCCTGGCAAGGACCAAGTTCATGGATTACGATGAGGCGGATGCCAAGTTCCACTTCACTAGCCAGGACGCTTTCAACGCTGATGTCTATCATGCCGCTGTCGCAATGACTCTCCTGGGTCAGTGCTACAGCAACGGAGAGACTGTGGTCAAGCAAGTCCACAAAAGACTGAGCTCCGCGCTGGCATCTAAGGACACGACAGCACCGACGGAGAATATCTTCTCCGAGTGGAAGAGTTCCACACGATTCAGCCCAGGATGGCCATCAGAACTATGTGTCGCTGTGGCAGGGCAGGTTGTCTCCACAATCGGCACCTGGGAAAGCAAGATATCAGCATCATCAACAGAATTGTGCTCAACTAGTGAGATGGCAGCCGAGCACGGTTGGGATGACTTCACGACAGTGCTCTATCAGGCTTACAGGCTGGTTACAGAGCACTCTCATTCTTCAACAGTGAGATTCGCCATGATGGGACTGACAGCCTTTGAGACAGTCAAGGAAATCGCTCCTGCAAAGATGAAGAACGAAGCCAAGAACTTGCAGGATTCCAAAGAGTGGGCCATTGACAAACCCTACTTCTCCCTAGACTCTCCGATTCCAAACCGTTTCATGGTTGCCAATCAGAGGATGATGTCTGTTTATGGTCTGAAACTCCACGAGAAGAACTGCACTGGGGACGAGAAAGAGCAGTTCAAGAGGTATGCCATTGCGGCTATAGCTGAGAAGCTAGACTCTCAGGACAGACAGACCGTGGACATCATGGTCGACTCATCCCCGTCATTCAACAACTCAACCACTGCCGACCTCCTGGCTGGTGTGAACTTGGAGATCGCTGAGAAGGTGCTGGCTTCCCTGAAACCGGAGGCTGCAGCTGAGGTCAAAAGGTTGGTGACAGAGAGCCCCAAGGACTGCGCTCTGAAGACCTCCCTTGTGGAGCAGCTCACGAGAGCCTCCAGGGCGAGGGTCAAGGCCACCACTGACGCTAGGCTCAGAGACGTGTCGTCCACGTGGACCAAGTTCTACCAGAAGCAGAGGAAGACTGACCTGTCTGACGCCGAGAGGGAGAACCTGAATCAGGCCAATGAGAAGATCAAGGATGCCATCGAGGAGACCAACGTCCTCTTTGAGGAGCAGGAGGACGACTGGCTGTACGGCCTGTCTGCTGCCGACCTCTCAATCAACACCGACCTCCTCAAGCTGATCAAGGACAGGATCAAGGAGATCGACGGCATCATCATCAAGACCATCACCGGAACGGACTCCATGGACACTGTCTAGAGCTGACAGATGACAATTGGTTTGTTAAGAAAAACACGGTAGGACTAAGTCCAAAACAACCCGATTTTCCTACAACACTATGAATGGCAACAGCTTTCACATCCAGGACTCCATCTCTCTGGGAAGGGTGATCAGAAGAGAGATCATCAGGAGAGTGGAGGCTGAGAACAACTATGATGATGTCACAAAGTACCTGAGGGCGATTCAGGACATGGCAAGAGATGACATTCCCATTCGGTCCCACTGGTCGGAAACCATAGACAAAACAGCTGCCTATGATGAGCTATGCTATGTGATTGGAGATCTATTGGTTGTCAGCGAAAACTGTGACTTCGCATCTGTCCTTGAGGGGAGAGACTACGCCAACACCGTGGAGCATTACTCTGCTCTGATAGCCCACTGTCTGATGAAGATGTGCCCGGTTCACCTCCACTGGGAGGTCCTCATGCGGCGCAAAGAGCTGTGCTAAGGATTGATGTGTTAAGAAAAACTATTTGGGAACTAGGTGAAAATGAACTCCCAGAGATCCAGGATCAGTGAGTCTATACTTGTGGGAAGAGTGATCAACCAAGGTCTGAAGAATAGAGCAACTATGGTAAACCCACTAAGTGAGTGTCAGACGTACTTAGCTTCAATACTACAGCTGGCTTCTAGGGCTAGGATCAGTTCTCCTCTTGGTCTAACTAGGGAGCAGGAACAGTCTCTAGTGGTAACCCTATCCTCCGTGATAGAAGAGGTAGTATCCATGATGAGGTATACAGAAGCCATTCCAATGACCGATGATGAGCAGTTTATTGAGAATTTGGACTACAATTGCGGAGTCATTGGTCATCTTCTCATGAGGATCATCCCATCGAGAGAGTACTGGTTCAGATGTGTAAGTCTGCTAGAATAAGTGGATACACTTTTACCCCCCATTGTGTTGACATCACAATAGAAATTTGCTCACCATCACTTGGTCATAATTTTATTGTAATCACATGAATTTGTTGCAACTATGTCATAATATTTTTAAATACCAGTCAATAGACAAAAAGGTGGGAAGCAAGTTAAGAAAAACTCAAGAAGGCCTCCATCCCAAGGCACATCGCATATTTGAGATGACTATCACAACTAATCAAGCCAAGTCTGTGCTTCAGACAATTGATAAGTATATTGACAAGCATGAGAAAATTGCTATGTATAAAAAGCTCATGACTGGTTTCAAAACAACGACTAGTGAGCTTGTTGAGCAAGGAATTAGACGTCAGTATATTGAGGGGGTGTTAGATTTGTTGTATGAGTCGGAAAAAGCTCTTCCTAAGGGTATCGATGAAGATCTTATTTACAAGGATATTGAGTACTATTGTGCATTGACTGGCTACTCCTATCTTATTCCACCATCCTTTAGTACTGTGTCTAGAAAGTTGATAGACTCTGGAAAAGGGGAGGAGTTGATCTCTGTAGCGTTATGTGGTTCAAAGCATGATCCTGAGAAAGCTAGAGTGATCGAACTCCGTAAGGAAGCTGCCACCAAAGCTCTGCTTGAGGCTCCATCTTGGGCTCAGAGTACAGGGCAGAGCCAGACACAGAATACTCAGTCCTCCACAATGTCAGTAAACCAAAGTGTGACAGTTTCATCTAGGGATAGCTTCAACCCCGAAACTCTTTTGAACATCAGGACATCTCTGATATCAGAGATTGCTCAATCCGACCCCGACAAGCACAACCGGCGGACCATTCAAGAGAGATTGGGGCCGTCTCCTATCAAGAGAAAGAGTCAGGATGCAATCTCTCCAACCCCTCCAGAGCCCAACAAGAAGTATAAGGAACAACCATCAGAGGCTGATACGATCTTCGGTGACGAGAGTGATGTTCTCAGAGTGAATCCAGAAACGGATTCGGAATTTGAGGATGATGATGCTTCCATTTCTTCATATGCGGAGAATCAGCTGGAGGAAGAAGAAGAGTTAATAGAGCCAGAGTTCAACCCCCTCTCAAACCGCAAGAAGATCCTTCCTGATCTAAGAGAGAAAAGAAGAAAGTTCTCTGACACTTTTTACAATTCCTCTGATTTAGTGAAATTGGCACGGTTGCTGAGAGAAAAGAGCTGTGTTCCGGATTCGGATAAGCCCTCTCAGCGAGTGAGTGTTGGGGCAAGAAGGATGACCACCAGTTACACAGTGACAAAAGATGATCTGATTCTTATCAAACAGAAACCCAGTGAGTTGGGAGCAGAAGATAAGAAAAGAGTTGGGATACTAGTGGATGATGCTCTATGTCATGCCCTGTCAGTTCCTTCTGAGCTATGCTTCGAAGATCTCTTCAAGCACACACCAGACGGCTGGGTTGCTCAGGAGGTTGCTATGTGGGTGAGTAGGGTAAGCTCAAACCTCCAGATGCTTAAGCTAAAGGAAGACAGAGATTCATCGACTACAACAACTCTCAACCTGGAGGATGGTGGATTAGCTGCAGCTCATGTTAGTGCCCAGATGACTGCTTATGATGCATTTGCAAACACAATTGTACCTGTCTTGGACATCATCCACACCCACACAATCGAGATGGACTCCTCTAGAACTGTTCCCATTATGGAACTCAACAGGATTGCCCAGACCCTTGAGGGGGCATTAGCTGTGCACGCCGGAAACTGCAAAGAGTTGATGAAACAAATCAAAGGTCTCATAGAGTTGTCCACTGGCACAGAAATGGACAACTTAGGCAAGTACCTGGGTAAAACTTCTTTGTCCAAAGACACTTCAATGTCTGGCCTTATTGGCATGAACCGCAGGGATAGCAGATCGTCGTCTATCTCCGAATTATCTAACACAACCGAAAGGATCATCACGGAGAGGCAGACACCTGAGCCCAGAAAGATCATCAAAAGAGTGTCCGCATTTGACCGCATATTGTGATCACAGGACAAAAAAGGTAGCAACAAGTATAATGTTAAGAAAAAGCAAATGGATGATCCTGCATCTTCTCTCTCTCATGAGTCGACTCTCGGGAGGTTTAGAAGCTTATGACTGCGAAGACTCTGTGGCAATATCAAGGCAGTCTCTCCTTGAATCGCAGGATTGCACTCTTAGTCAGTCTTCAACTTTGTCAGAGACCAACACAACCGGGATTATTCTCCAACTGGTAATGACCAAAAGGGCCAGAGCGAGGATCTGTCACCGTGTGGAAGCGTCAAGATCTGTCTACTGCAATTGGGCTAAGATGTCCGAGTTCAAAATGGGATTGGATAATCTGTTGGGATTCAAAGGGGCTCCCATTCCAGTGGAAGAGTGCATGAGGATATTCTCGGAGAAGAAAGCTTACACACACCAGGGTATAGTCAACTTCAATCAGAATGAAGCGATCACATATACAGACACGACAGCTCTTACAAAGGACGGATATTGTTCCAGGTGGTTGGGTCAAGTGAACTTCAAGATGTATGTGCTAAAGTATTGGGAGGGGGAAGTCATCATCAAGGCTGGGTCAGATGCTCTTCCAGAAGTGTATATAGTAGATGAGGAGCTAGTGAAAGTTACAGATGATGAGTTCTCGGGAACAACAAGTGCCGGACACACTCTAACCTGGAGAGAGAAGGACACACCTAGGTGCTTCCTAGAAGAGGTGTACAGTGGAAAATTGACGAAGATAAAGGACCAGACAAACAGGACTCAACTCCTGGTAAAAGAAAGGGGAGTAGGGCTGTCTCTGGAAGACATGGTGGAACTTTGCAATGTGGAACTTCTCTCTACAAATGTCCCCTTCGTCTACTACTCTGATCACATGAACCTGGCCTTTCCAAAATTTTCAAGATCAGAAAATGTGGAGTTCATTGCAGAAACGAAGTCACTGATTCAAGGGCTCTTCGCATCCACAGCACTGGACATATCTCAGTCAACTGCTGAGATAAGAATTGCCCTGTGCCGTCTGGAACAGCAAGTGCATAGAGATGCATTGTATGGGATGGTCGTTGATCCTGACATGACTGCTTTTAGACAAATCGGAGTCAAAGGATGGAGAATGATTCGAGCCGGAGCTTCCATGGTCATATTGAAATGCGCCACAGAGTCAGTAAAATTATCTCCATTGGATCATTGTACTACAGACATCCCCGTGTTTAGAGAGAAAACTCAGGGAATGTCTTTCATGGATCCGGTCACTTATGTGATTCATACAACCTCTCTAACTATTCCGTGTGATGATCACAGAGTGCCTCTTCTCAAGGTGAAGGAGGATTGGTTCCAGGTTGGCACTACTATCACCAGAGTAGCCCCACCATCCGCCTTTGCTAGTGTGTTGGGTCAGAACTCAAACGCCATCCTACGCTCATCCATTGGTTTGGCCCCAGAGGATCTTGTCCAGAAGAAAATAAAGAGCCTTTCTTTAGAGGGTGCTAGAAGGAGAGGTGGGATGATTCAACTAGCTGAGCAAGCCAAATCTATCTCAGCTGTCGCCGAAGGAGGCATAGTTCAAGAACAGTGGGAAGAGCAAGAGGAGGAAAGGAAGTCGTCCCTTTGGAAACATGTGGCTGCGTTTTTGAGTCCAGTTTTCTTGGCCGGGGTTAGTGGAACCCTTCTTTGGACATTTAGGGCTTATCTATTCAGGAAAGTGTTTAAGAAAGCTGTGCCTGACGGGAGGTTTATGCTCGGCTTGCTTCCTAGGGAAGAAGATGTTTGAATTCAACACCATCAGATTTTGAGTGTTGATTGTAAATATAATGTTTCGAGATTGACCTTATAGGACAGGATCAAGTGAATGTTACCCTTTGTACATACTTATTGTATTCATCTCGTATAGAATATGACACACAACCCCACATGGTTTAGGGGAATGTTAAGAAAAACCCCAAAATGGATTGGAACGAGTTTGCTGCACCAAAACCAAAAGTGGATAGAGTAGGAACTCTACTGAGTGAAGCAAAAGAGATCGGGGTATCTCCATGGAACCCGATAACTGAACCGTGTGGTTCAGCCACAACCGATCCGACTAAACAGAGACTCACCGACATCCCTTTCACTTATGCTCGACATCTTGACTCAGCTCTCGAGTCATCAAAGATCAACTTCTATCATGCTAATCCCACCTTGCTTGCTAAGAATCACCCAGGATTGGACCCGCAAGCGATGAATCCTATTTCAAAAGGAATGGTCAATGGAATCATAATCCTAAGCTGGATGTATAATCACATCACAGGGCTCCTTTGGAGTCGGGGTGGTTTAGACGAGTACCCCTTTGATGCTACCATCAGAGTGGTGACAGATGCACTGAACCTGCAGTTGGCTGTCCTTCCACCTGTTCTCAAATGCCACCCGGGAAACACACCAGACTTCAGAATGGGTATACTGTCAAGATCCTCTCAATTGCGCTCTTCCCATAGACTCAAGCAGCTGATCTTTCAAGTGCATAGAGCAATCTTTCTAGGTGGCCAACTTTTCAAGGGCTACTTCAAGTGGTCTAGACTCCCTGGTTGGAAATTCTATAAGGATTTGATCGTCGTTGAAAACTTCCCCGGTGGAGCCAGTACCTTCCCGTTCACCTTCTTGCTGTCAGTATTGGATAAGATTGAAGCCAAATTCTCCATGGACTTATTTTTAGAAGTGTCGAACGGATCTTGGGACAAGCGTGGAAGCTCCTTTGCGGAGCTGACTAGAAGAGTATACAAGATACTAGATCAAGCATATAACAAAGCTGGGAACAACGCTGTGGATCTGTTTAAGGGATTGGAAACACTTGCACTCGGGGCAGTGCTGAGGTCCCTTCCACCAGATAGAAATGATCACAATTTTCTCCCTCGAGCTATACGTTCCTTAACAGAGGCAGTTCCCATGCTCACAGGAGCAATTCTAGATATAGCCACTCTCTTTGTGTATTATGTTGATTCCAATGGGGTGGACGGGATCTTCCATGTTCTGGAGAACTATGGGCAGGAGAAAATGCATTATTTTCCCATTGTTGAGTCTCATGAAGGATTGTTGAAGATGTATCGGATTGGGGCAGGTTACAGATATGTAGACTCATCTACCGTCAACGATGCTGTGGGCATGTTCATATTGATGTACGTCACTCAATACAAGGCTATGCAAGGAGTTCTACCTCCAATCCACTTGTTCTCTGGAGTCGACAAAAGGATCCTGAGAATCTACAGAAATGGTGATTTGCCCTCCTTTTCTGAGTGCCTCAAGATACCTTTAGTGGTGTGGGGATCAATCACTTTCAGAGCCCACCAAGTGTTTGATTACGTTGAAAACGAGCTAGGACTGTTGGATGACAAAGGAATTTCCCCTAGAGTCTCCAAGTGGAGGCAGTGCTTTCACTCTGATTCATTGTCCGCCTTGGGAGAGCAGATAGAAAGAAACCCTGATGAAACACGATTGATCATGGATATGCTCAGGAAAGTGAATATAGACGTAAAAGCATATTTCGAAGAGTGCGAGCAGCTAGGAGTCATCCCATATGAGTGGAGATTGATAAGACTGAAACTGAAAGAAAGAGAGTTAAAGCTTATAGCAAGAGCTTTCTCCATTCTCCACCCAAACACTCGTCACATGGCGTCCGTGGCAGAAAGAAATATCTCAAATTGCATTCTTAAATTCTTCACCCAACAATCAATGACAAAGACAGGGGTTGAGCTCAAGAAGGTGATTGACATGATCAACTCAAAAATGAGGCCTGGAAACTCTTCGTGGGTAGCAATAGTGTTGGACTTGTACCAGTGGAATTACACGTTCAGACCAGAATTACAGCTACCCTTCGCTCAGGTTCTGAATGCTATATTTGGAGTTCAGCACTTCACGACTCTACAGCGATTGTTTCGTGACGCTGTCTTGATTTCAGCAGATATATTTTGCCCACCAGGACTAACAAATGACTTTGTTGCATGGATTCATCACGCCGGCGGGAATCAGGGCACTTTCCAAAAATTTTGGACCATCATCACCTTGGTTTTGATCAAGCTAGTCATGGTGGAAATGGGCCTCAATCATTATATGACAGGAGCTGGAGACAATCAAGTGGTCATCTTTGACACAGCTGGATATGACAACCCTGGGGCTATTGTTGTGGCTGTGAAACAGAGGCTTTCTGAGGTTTTTGAATCAGTTGGATTGAAGATGAAGCCAGAGGAAACATGGTACAGTGATAAATTATTCAACTACCAGAGAAAGTACTACTTTGAGGGCTCCCCGGTTTCTACAGGACTTAAGCAAGTTGTGCGAGCTTTTGCAGAGGGATCAGAAGGGTCCATGGGTATCAACAACGTGGTGTCAACAGCCATGAACACTGGAGTTGCAGTCTCTTCTGTGGTTGGTGATCCTCTCACAGGGCCCATCATTGCCTATATGGAGGCATACACTCACTTGATCGCAGACAAAAGATGGAAGCTCAGTGCTCCCTTATCCGATAAGAGTCTTTCCTTGCTCTCTTGTTTGAACACTGAGATTGGTTATCTCCCGTTTATGCAACTTCATGGTTTTTTCTATTCAGGACACGCTGACAATGTCACTGAATCACTGGCTCTCCTCAGAAAGATCTGGGAAACAAGACCTGATTACAGGAGCATCATAACAGGAGCCCTCTCCTTCAGACCAGAACCCTATTCGGCTGATGTAGCTCTCAGGCTGGTCTTAGATCCGATGAGTCTTCCAACGTCATCCCACGGGTCTCCAGAGGCATTCATCAGGGGTGAGATTGAGCAATTCTTGAAGACCAGTCCCCGTGTCGTGAACAGAAGATTAAAGGTTGTTCTTTCAAACCTTGATGAGCAAATCCGTAAGAATTTAGCCTTTGAGCTGATGTCAATCAGACCTATCCATGTGTCATTCCTCCATGAAGTGTTGGAGAACCATGTAGTTGGACAAAGCTATCAAGTGCTCAATAGATTCACCAAACTAGGGTCATTAGCAAGAGAAGCTGAGTTTGACAAGAAACACAAGAAGGAAGAACTTGAAGAAGACAAAAATCAGGGAACCTTTGCTCATAGAGTGGAGACCTTGAGTAGGGCGTTGCTTAGAAGGATATCAACAAAAATGCACCCTGTGACCACATCCAATAAGACGTTTATCGAGACAGTTGCAAGAAACTGTTTGGGGAGTACATCTGATTCGTCAGGGAAGACATATCTTGGCTTTGTGACGAAGCATTCTCTCCATCCTGATTGCACTTATTCGCTGAGGTTATTCCTGACCTCATGGGTTGCCGGGTTGCTTCCTGAATTGATTCTAGGGCCCTTCTGTCCATCAGCGTGGGAGCAGTTGTCTTGGAACGTGGGGTCAAAGGGATTGCGAGTTGGGGATTCGTTGATGGTTGCCCTGGTTGGTATCCACGGAAAGACTCCGAAGGAAATCCATGGTGTTATCGGACCTCTACAATTGTATAGAGGGACCTCAACAGCTGATAGTGTAAGAACTACACCGCTAGTGAATTTGAAAGGGTCAACAGAAAGAACAAATATAAGAGCACTACTCGGGTTGCACACGTGGGCGATTGCTCTAGGATCAAGCTCTGGACTCGTGGACCTCCTAGAGAGAATGTTGAACTTGAGACTTCCAAGCTGTGCGAAGGAGCTAATACAACTCCAACCAAAGAAAGGAGGTGGTTCCTTGGCTCACCGCTTCCATGGACCTGGAGAAGATAGGGGTTCATACATCAACAGTGCCAGTTGTATGTCATCATACGTGAAACTCTCCTCAAACTTTTTGCATAAATACAGTGAAGGGAAGATTGATTACAACATCTTCTTCCAGAAAATATACAATTCGATTATATACACTTTGGCTTTATGTGAGTCTCCTGATGTGCAGTTCACTGTCAGAATCAGGGAAGAATGTTGCACTCGTGAGGTGCCCAACCCAACTTTCAAGGTGGATCACACAAAGTTGAGGAGAACCACGGTGGTGCCAGAGGGATTCGCCTTGCCCGTTCACCTAGAGCAATCCATTGTCAAGGAGTTGGAACACAGGGGTTCCTTCAATCTCCTAGAATTACCAGATGGCTGCTCTCCTGCATCAGCAGTGGGAGCCTATCTTGGGCACCAGCTGGGTCAACAACTGTATTATCATGAGAAAGGTCTCAGTGGTTCTGACCTTGTCCCTGATACATCTGATAGGTTCTCTATCCAGTATAATACATCCCACTTCCGTGAAGTTCCCATGAACCTGCTACTCCAGTGTGTTGGATATGCACTCTGCAAGCAGAATTTCTTACAGTGCAACAGGTCACTGAGTCAACTAAAAGACAGACTTTCTCAGCTGACAGAATTAACAACTATCCCAGTGGATGTTGGACCATTCTCTAAATTTCTCATGGCACTTGTGGAATCCGGTTCAACTAGGTCAATGTTGAGAATGTCGAAGTACCAGCCAGGATATCTGTCAAAGAATATCATAAAGCAATTGTTTCGGCCCTTTCTGTCTGCTATCCTTCACTCTCTGGACACCTCTTATCCAAGTCCCATCAGGCCTGCTGTTCTGTTTGAGCAAAAACACCAGAGTCAGGATCTAGGGTATGCAGCAAGGTTTTTGAAGGTCAATTCAAGTGCTCACGATTTGATGGCGAAGGCTAGACGTTCTATCTCCCCTAGGCAGCTGCTAGAGAAAAAGTGTCCTATCCTTTCCCCATTTGTCCCGGTACTCACCCCTGATGTGGAAAGTATACTGAGCCTGGCTAGGCAATTCACAACAGCTCTTGACAAGGAAGGGCTTGATGACCAAGAATCCACATTGACCATAATCCCAGACATCAGATTGCTCCCTCATCAAAGTTGGAGTCAGAGAACTCCTTCATTAGAGGTTGCTTCACCTGGTGAACAACCAATTCCATTGTATCTAGTGCACGCCCACAAGATCTCTAAAGCTGGATCAAAAATACCAGGAGCAAGATACAAACTCTTGGAAATAGTGACACGGTTCTCACTCCTGACAGGAGAGGAGAAATTCCTCATTTGTTTGGCGGATGGTGGAGGATCTTACGCAGCCACTCTCTTGCATCTATGCCCTCAGAGTTCTATGATCTTCAACACCTTATCTCCCCCAGACACGGTGAGATCAGAGCAACTGGGCAACACTCTTCCAGCTGCCCTCTTATGTGAGCACATCTCCCCATCACGTGTGATCGATGTCTCCACTACTGGAGTGAGATTTGGAGACCTAACTCACGAAGACACTTGGAAAGAACTCTTTGATTGTGTAATCGAGCATGGAGAGATTCCAGACCTTGTCACTTTTGACATGGAATCAATATCCTCCAATTATCAGAAAGCACTGTCTTTCTTGACAGAGTTTATACTCCGGACTAAAACCAGAAAGTTCATGGTGAAAACTTTCTCAACCGAGAAGAACACGGAAGTAAGAAATCTCCTTGATCAGCTCAATCCATTTTTCAAGGATTGTTTCATTGATAAGCCCGGGTTCAGTAGCTATTTCTCGAAGGAGATTTTTGTTGTCGGATTGAATAGAGTTGATTGGAACAGTAACCTGAGATTCCCTGCGTTGGATATCCTTAATCACCAGTTGATGTCAAGGAGCTCTGGTTCCAACTACCATCCAGTTGCTTTTAATTTGATTAAGCAAATAAATTGGCGCAGGGGTTTGAGTTTGTGTCACACCTTGGAGAGTGTCGACCAAGGAGACCATGGCAGTGGCACCCCGCCTGTCTCTAGATCCCTGAGAGCTGCCTTTGGACAAATCCTATCTGTTGTTCAAGTCCGTTCAAGCAAGTCCTATCCCATGGATATATCCAATCAACACATGCTTATTGGAGATACAGCGGGAAAGAAGCTGGTATGGGAAGATGTAATCAATAGGATCCTGTCAATTGGGTCCGCATTACGACTCTGGCACCTGGGATTCTTCCCTTATCTAGAAGTGTCGAATGAAGCAAGAAACCTTCATCAAGAAGATGTGTTCCTGGAAACTCTTCAAGGTTTAACTGGTGACGTGGTGAGTCGAAGGACAGTTGAAGACAGATATGCCATCCTTGGGGCAGCGTTGATTACAAGTTCTCATCAGTCTTGGGAAGAAGCGATGGATCTATGGTCGATTTGTTTGGAGGTCTTGAAGCATTACAATCACTTCTTTTATCGTGCAGTGGAGGGCCTAGAAGTGGAGATCAGAACTGGACATGCCCTTGTTGCTCAGTTAGCTAGAAGAGAGAAAAGAATCCTGAATGTGGACAAATGGTGCATGACGTATTCTGCTACAACATCACTACTTCAATCAGCTAGAGACATTCTTTCTATAAAGAAGATCCGGCTAGTAGGGGGTGACAAAGAGAATGACAAGAGTCTCCTGGTAGTGGGTTACCCAGGGGAAAACTCGGATGCCGATTCCACAACAATCTATCTGAGTCTCGATAGTTTGATATCAAACGAACCCAATGCTGATTGGAATGAGACACTGGTGATTCTTGGAGAATCAATGGATCGGCCACCTAGAGGTTATAAGTACAAGATTTTGTTAAGAGTTCCCATTTATTGGGGAGACAGAATAATAGTGTCCCATTTAGTTATGCTCCGGAGAGTAAAGTAAATTATTTATTGTTGTTTTTAGTTAGTTAAGAAAAACCCTTTACAACTGAGAGGAGAACCGATAGGTCCAAGGGGTTGACTTACTGAGGTCACAAAAAATCAG